GTGAGCGCCACCAGTTGAAGCTATCAAATTACCCGTAGAATGCGTGTGCGCGGGCAACTGACCCGATGCTAATGTCAAACTATTTGTACCACCAGTATCACCAACGTCATGCGTTCCACCGCTGTTAGTTGCCGATCCTATAATAAACCTATCCGTTAAATTGGGCGTACTATTGTTTCCATCACACAAAACAAAACCCGTAGGCAGTGAACTAACTGAACCCGACCACATCATAATACCACCTGAAGGAAAGCTATCATTCACCGCTGTGACGATTGCATCCAAGGCTGTATTAATTTTTGTACCCCATGTATTGGTATCTCCATTTACGACTGGCTTAACAATGCTTAACGTCATATCGTTTTCCTTCTATGCTGCATCTGTCCAAGTTTCTGGTGGTATAACTGGACTAAAGAACCCCCTAAATTTTACTTCATATCCTTCTAAGCTGTATGCTTCAGCTACTAGAGCTTGCATTTTTAGTTGTGCTGTTGTCTCAACATCATGTCCCGTTGAAGCAAAAGCTCCATGTGTAACGGTCATTTTGAATTGTGCAGTAACCCCTGCGTCTTGCCCAGTCAATATAAATGCTGTTGGGTCCAGAATATATGAAACATGAATTTCATATGTTTGCACTTGCCCAGTTAATGAAAACACACCTACGGCTGCATCTGGACTTAAATGTTTTTGCATGGTCACTGCATGACCAGTTGTTGCAAAAGTTACTGGATCAAAGAAAATACCCTTACCAAGCGCCCCACTTGCGTTGTTTCCTGTTAAGGTAAATGCGCCACTTTGAGCTTCGAAAGCATAAGCAACAGGATTTAATGTTGGCTGACCACTTAATGTAAATGTTCCACTTGGATAAACGTCTGATATCAGTTTAGCCGCACCACGCATACTGAGTGTAAAAGTACCACTGGTGGCATTCAGTACATAATTTGCCCCACCGCTTGAACCAATTGGTCCATTTCCTATTGGGCCTGATGCTACTGTCATTTTTTACTCCATTTAAACCAGTATAACATTTTATTTTCTTTTATGCCAAAAAAATGTCCTATATTTATTTCGCATCAATGTTCCTATTTTTCCCCTTACTTCTTTGTACTTTTCCATATTAACTTCTGTAAAAGTTGACGTAAATTTTTCACGCTTAAAAGGTATTACATGAATAAGAGGTGTACCTTTTTCTATTAAAAACTCACCTTCTTTTTCTTCTATCCATAGAAACGGAAAATGAATATGATTATAATAAGTATCAGTATCAACAATTCCATCTAATATCTTCAACCTTCTTTCCAAGTGATTAAGAGGTGAGGTAAACAAACACGAATATCCTTTTGGGGTTTTTATTCCCCAAGGGTTAATCCATTTTAAAGGCATGTTTCCATACTTATGATTTTTGTACGGATGCCCCCTTATCTGATCTGGACCATGCTTTCCTAAACTATCTGGCATAGGAAAAGAATTTGGAAATTTAACATTTATTTCACCATCTCTTGCTGTGACAAAAACATCTGTCCACATCGGAATTATGTATCCTATTGTAGCCGCATCTAAAAAAGGAACACACCTCTTTACTGTACTACTTTCTGGATCGGCTGTTAACTGTGGGGCAAGTTCTTTAAAATATTTTGGGAGATATTTATTTGCTGGCTGGGGCTTTGGGAAAACCTCTTGAAACAAAGGGTCAGCAAAGAACTCTACGTTTACTCCCCCTCTTCTAATTCTGAAGTCCACGACATGTCCTCAAAAAGTTCATATGCATTTACGTTATCTTCGGCATCCATACTCATTGCACCCCTTTTATGTACAAAATTATTTCCATTATTTGTTTCTATATGTATTTCCACATACCCATCACTTTGGATTTCATTTATTAAAGATTGAATTTTCCCAACAGTATCAGAACTTAAACTTGAATAAGAAGTATCGGCATTGAAATTCATCCCATTATAACAACCTTCAAAAGTACCATCGACTTTTACATTTAAATATTTCAACATATGATTTTCCTATGATTTCATTATGAATGCCAAAGTATAATAAACTGGCGTGATAGTCATTGCAGAACCGCTACCACTTGCCCCAGTATTGCCGCCTATACTGTGAGTATGGTTGCCAGAATTTCCAGTATTCGCATTAAAGTTATGGCTATGATCGCCACCACCATACGTTTGTATGTTATGGCTATGCCCACCAGTATTACTTGTACTTTTTGATAGGTTACCCGCTTGCACTGACATGGCTGGTGTACCACCCCAAGCGTCACCTTGAGCATTAAAGTTAATATTGTGATTATGGTTTCCCGTATTTGAAGTATACCCACTATGGGTGTGATTGCCTGAGTTACCAGTATTCGTATTAAAGTTGTGACTGTGATCACCACCAGCCGATGCCGACAAATTTCCTGAACTGTGAGTGTGGCTAGGAAGGTGGTTGTTAGAAATTGTAACTGTATTTGCTCCACCAGTACCACCTGTATTTGTTCCAGCCGCACGACCCAAAATAAACCTATCTGTTAGGTTTGGTGTACTGTTATTACCATCGCACAAATTCCACCCTGATGGTATGCTTGCATTCGTTCCCGACCACATTGCAATAAGCCCTGTTGGAATAGAAACAATGCCTGTTAATGCAGAACCATCTATTGCTGGCATTGCACCTGTTAACTGACCCGCTGGTATCGTACCAGAAACCGCCAAGTCTCCAGTAACCGATGCACCAGTTGCAGTAACAGCAACTTTTGTAACGCCAGCATGCTCAAGTCTATTAAAATCATCATCAATAGCCGTAACAGAAACCGTGGCATTTCCACCTAATGTTATTGCATTGTTGCTGTTACTTGTTTCTGTAGGCGTTCTTGTAAGAGAAGTTCCTGTAGCCGTGTACGTGCCAGTACCTATTTCAAAATTAGCACCTTCTTCGATGACATACTGCACAACGTCATTGTTACTAACACCCGCATCTGCAAATGTTTGAAAACCTACAGAAGCGGTTCCCAGCGTAACGGTTCCAGCCCCCGTTGTGGCGGTAGTCATCTTGGCTCTATTGAAAATTTTAGCCATGATGATCTCCTATTATGTCAGTGTTAAGATACCGTTAGTACCAATATCTATTGTAAATGTATCGCCATCGTTCAATGTTAATGATGAACCGTAATCATAAAAACCAACCACTGGATCGGCTGGGGTTGTTGGTGTATCATCATAAATAATCACATATTGAAATGCTGCAACCGCACCACCTGATGCAGTTAAAACCAAATCATCGGCTGATAATTTATAAGTACCGCTTGTTTGTGCGCTAGTTACATTAGCAAGTGTACGTGTAGAAAGATTGGTGTAAGCAATCTCAGTAATGTTTGCTAAAATACCGTTACCATCGGCTGTTACATCTGTTCCTGATGTTGGGTTTGTATTTGAAAGCGCAACCTTAAAAGTGTCGCCATTCATGTCGCAGACGTTTGCCAGATTAGCAACAAAGTCATTAACCTTAGTAAATGATGCCATTATCCATAACTCCTAATTTTAATTCTACGCCCAGAACCAGATGATCTAGCACGTTCTCCTTCCAGATTTATAGCAGAAACCGCTGCCTGATACAACGCTCCCCAAGTCTGAACCCTTTGATCTTCCTGCAAGTATGGCGCACTATGAAGTAAGCTTCCATATAATATTGCATCTGGAAAGTATTCTAACACCCAATTTTTTTGCAATGAAGCACTCATATGTGGGATGCTCTCATAATAAACCAACTCAATCGTATAGTCACTATCGGGAGTTGGAAAGACCTCAAAAGCACCATCAACAACAGCATAAAATTGTGGGCGTCCGACAGTATCTTGATTGTCCATCCGTAGCTTTGAAAGCTCATATGGTCCAACTAACTCTAATGTGTAGGTTCTATCAGCGGGTAAAGTAATTCTAACGGGTTCGATGAAGTTATTTGGAAGTGCTGTATATTGTGTATCACATAGTGCTAAAGCACGATCTTCCATACGCCAATGACGCAAATCACGATTTAATTGTGTTTCGGCTAATGTTACAAAATCTGGTATAATTGCGGTTAAATCATCACGGTTCAAGAACTCTGCTATAGAAGTTTTCAGTTCATCGTAAGTTGTAAGAGCCATTATTCGTCCCCTTGCATCGCTTGCTGTGAAACCATCAGAGCAACTACCCATGTCGGGGCGTTCATCTTTTTGGCTTGCTTAATCAATTCATTGGTTACTTTACCCGCTGATAACACTTTCTGAGCAAATTGATAAGCCCTATCACGCCCTTGAGTTTTTTCGACTTCAAGAAATGTGTTAACTGTATCCACATTTACTGGCTCTACTTTCTGTACAGCTTTAGCAGTGCTTCCTTCGTATACTTTGTAATCAGGGCTACTCATAAGTAGACCGCCACCAGTACCTTTTAATCTTTGACCTTCAGATAAGTCACTCATTAATAGGTTTGCTGGGATGCCTTTGCTTGGGTTAGAGTTTGCACCTTCCTCTATTGTACGTCCAAGTAAACTCATAGACGGTCCCACTTTACCTACACCAGTATCGTAAGTTTTGTGCATTTCTGGGGTTGTTTCGATTAATCCTCTTTCGATGTCGGGCCTGAATAAACGATAACCCATTGTTCCCCAATCCATACCTAATTGTGCGCTATCAGCTACAGCTAGTCGGGCATCTTGCACTTTAGGCAAACCTAGCTTAAACAAGTTTGCTTTATCCAAACCTTTTAAAAAGTATGCCCTTTGAGTTCCTGTTGGGAGTGATGCCATATATTCAAATATAGCGTTTGGATTATTAATCCCTTCAAAGTTTTTAAATGGATATTCCGTAAAATTATCCATTGCTGGGTTGCCATTTGCTTTGAATATTTGATCGCCATTAGCATCTAATTTTGGTTTGCTTTTAGGAACACCAATGTTTCTAATCTTTTCATTTATTGTTTCATAATCTTTTGGTTCAATTTTTGCATGGGAATTAGCAAACATTTTGCCGTAAGTAGCACCAGTGTGATCCGCAAAATCACCAGACTTTTCACCCATCAGAAACGAAATATAGACAGGATCTCCACCAGCTTCCGCTATTTTTTGTGCTTCATTTAGCTTTGCACTAGTCGCTGGTTTAGCCCCAGCATATCCGTGTAAAGGATTGTCCACATCGATGTATTGAAAACCAGCCAAGCTTCTAACAGGAGTATCAAAAACTTCACCGC